CTATTTGGCATGGGTCAAAAGGTGTTGCAAAATCGATTGAAACATTAAAGAATTTAGAGAAATCTCCTGAAAATGTTACTGTTAAATGGGATGGTTCGCCTGCAGTAATCTTTGGTCGCAATGAGAATGGTGAATTTGTATTAACAGACAAGAGTGGCTTTGGTGCAAAAGGATATGATGGGAAAGTAACAAGTAAAAACGATATGGCATCAATGTTTTTAAGACGAGGCAAAGAAGCGCCAGATGCTAATCGTAAGGCATTTGTAAAACAAATGACAAGCATATGGGATATATATGAAGCAGCAACGCCAGAAAACTTTAGAGGTTATGTTCATGGCGACTTATTATATTTTACAAAACCAGGTTTTGAAGATGGACATTTTGTTTTTACACCAAATACGGTAACGTATCGTGTTCGTGGCAATAGTGATATTGGCAAACAAATATCAAAAAGTCAATCAGGTGTAGTGTTACATGCTAAGATTGAACTTGATGGAACAAAAAGTAAAGTAGATATATCAGAGTTAAACTCAGGTAATCTTCTTATCATGCCACCGGTGACACTCACAAAGGGACCAAGAGTACAGGCAGATGATTTGGACAAAGTAGCAAGCATTGCAAATTCCAGTGCCAATAAGATAGATATGTTGTTAGATGATAATTTTTTAAAATCAAACAAGTTATCAAGTTTCAAAAATGCACTTTATACATACGTCAATAATATGACAAAAGCACGTAAGTTAGATAACTTAACAGGTGATTGGTCAAAATGGATAGCAACTGCTAAAATGTCTGAACAGATGAAAGATAGAATGAACAATCATGTAAATAACAATGCTGAAGGAATGAAGGCATTATTTACAGTAATAATGGGTATTATGAAAGTAAAAAATGATATAATTGCACAATTAGATGCAAGTGACGCAGATGTAGAGGCATATACGAATGGACAGCGAGGTGGCGAAGGCTACGTTATTGGCCAGGGCGATAGTAAATTAGTTAATCGCAGCGGTTTTAGTGCTGCAAACATGACAAAAGAAAGATAATATAATGTTTAGTAAAAAATGCAAAGAACATTTAGAAAGTGTAAATGAAAGTGGATTTCAACATATGACTACTGCACTAAGTACTGCAGTGAAATTGCAATTATTAGTGCCAGCATTATTAATACATAGTGTGGCACCACGATGCTTTACGAATACCGCAACAAATGTCATGAAAGATATACTAGATAAAAGGAAATAAAGCATGGCAGATGATAACAAATATACAGCAAGTCAATGGGCAGCAATTTATGGTGGCCATGATCCAGAACAAATCAACGATAGTATGAATTTGAAATTATTAAATGAATTATCTGAAAGTAGATTATTCAGAACTAAGAATATTGCTGCAAGTGTAGATTTAGATGATGCAGCAAATCTCGCATTTATGTATTTAATGGTACTTAATATTTTTAATAAAGATTATGATTATTCGCCATTGGCATCAGAATATGCAGCCCGTAGTATTACGTTTAGAAATTTTGATACGTTTAGAACTAGTGGCACTGATTTATATATTTCATTAAATCGATTAATGGGCAAAGATCAAAAGTATACAAATGATAAAGATATTATTGCGAAGAAACGAATTTCGCCTAATAAAACAGATATACTACAATATCTTACACATATAGGAAATAATAAATCAAATTCTGCATATGAACAAAAGATGCTTTTAAGATTTCAGCGTCAGTTTAATATACAAGACAGTATGCTCAAATCGATGCGCCGTTTGGTTGGTGATTGGGAAAACTTAAATCAAAATCAAAGATCATTACTTGTAACTCGAAGTGTACAATTTATGCGTTCAAAGGCACCAAGAAGTGAAATGATGAAGCCTTTAATGTCTTTTCAGAAACGTGGTAATTATATTGTCAATGACAAAAATGATAAAAAGAAAAAGATATGGAATAAACCAATAGTAAAAGCTGCCGCTGCGATTGGTGGTATATATGCCTTATCAAAGGGCGCAGATGCATTAGGAAAACGCATGGGAAATACATCATATCAATCACCTGACAAATCTGGACTAAGAAAATTTCAGCCTAGGAATAAACAATAACATATTTGTTGGCTAGAAATGATAAATAAAAGTATAGAGATGATAAAGTCTCAACAAATTTTAATGGAGAAATAAAATGGTAGCAAAAGTACATGAATCATATGACGCAGGTCAATTCCTAACAGGATCACTAGTACACTTCACAATTGCACACACATCAGCAGTAGACATGAAATTAGTTGTCGAAACAGTTGGTATGAGAGCAACAGTTGTAATTCTAGGTGCAGGCGGCGAGCGTGTTGCAGTTGAAAACAACGGCGCATGGGATGCAGCAGACCTACAAGCAGCACTAGGTGCAGGTTATACAGTAACAGACTTTGATTACTAATACATAACCTCTATCTATTAGAGTATAAAGACCCGGCTATGCTGGGTCTTTTTTTGTTTTTAATTATCATCAGATATTGATAAATACTCACATACACCATATATGGAGAAAATAATATGGCATACTCAGTAAAATTCAGACGTGGAACAACTGCAGAACATGCATCGTTTACTGGCGCAGCAGGTGAAGTCACGGTGAATACAACTACAAATCAATTAGTAGTACACGATGGTGCAACTGTTGGTGGACATACAGTTGGTTCAGGCGGCGGCGCCACATCATCTGGTGGTGGTGTCACAATATATGCCAGTATTGCTGCACGTAATGCGGCTGCAGCAAATGAGGGTGATTTCGCATTTCTTAGTGATTCTGACACACTACATATAAACAATGGCAGTGAATGGATCAAAGTTTGGGCAGGCCCAGATGAAAAGCCTATATGGACAGCAGAATTACCAAGTTCAGTAGCATTAAATTCAGACGGCACTGCAAACACATTAGCTGTTGCAGCAACAGATCCAGAAGGATTTGATATAACATATACATATGATACAAGTCCAAGCAATCAAGCACAAGCAACAATTGTAAATAATAATGATGGAACATTTACGTTAACTCCTAGTATTACAGAGACAGATGCTGGAAGCTTTACATTCCGTGCAAAAGCAACTGATGGAATACACGTTATATCTACTACTACTACCGCAGCACTGAGTTTTACTACTCCTATTACATTTACTACAGATTCTCGAATGAACGAGACCACCTTATCGTTTGGCAGCAACCCGACCACATATAAGGACGGATTCATTTTTACAGGTGATACTACTGGATATAATTGGACTAATGCTGTTCCAAGTAACACTCTTAGTGCAGGGAAAAAATACTTTGAGTTTATATGGTCGCACTATTCTGCGGCATGGGCTGAATCAACGTCAGGTATGATAGGAGTGTCAGGATCAGATCAAACACAGTTCGGCTTTGGCATGGAAGACGGATCGCATACCTATACGCTTGATACTGGGAAAATAATCACGAAGACAAATGGCACAGTAACAATTACAGACATAGGTCTTGGGGCACCAGTTCGAGAATCGGATGTAATACAATTTGCATATGATAGTGCGACTGGAGAACTTTGGATTAATAAGAATAATACTACCTGGTGGCCCAGTGATCCAGCATCTGGGTCAGGGGCGGTTTATTCTACAAATAGCGTGCCGCCAGTCATTTTTGCTGGTTCCAGAAGCTCTAATGTCATAAGTTTCGGTGGATATTTCAACGTTGGAAATGATGTCGTTTACACTCCGCCATCTGGGTTCACTGCACATTAATAATACTAATATAATATAATATAATATGGAGAAATAATATGGCAAGAATACACGGTGCAGCAGGTTCAAGTGAAAATCTATCAGGTAACTTGAATTTTTATACAATATATGTAAAAACATTAGACATCACCTCAACCGGTGATATCTTAGATCAGTCACAACAAAATTTTGATGATGTTTGTAATCTAATCAATCTGGTGGCCCAACCTGTAATTATGAATAGTCCTATTCCAGTATCACTTACTGGTCTAGCACCGACACTAACTGGTAATGGTATGATTTTTAAATTTGCGGTAGAGCATGGGCAAGCATTTCAACGTAGTGGCGATAATGTCGCATTACTTAAAGAAATATTCTACGGTGTAGATATTGATGGTGTGCCAATTGATCCTATCACAATGGAATTTGAGATGTCAGAACTACTATAAATCTACATTCTATTGAGCGCCCACTACCTAGTATGGTCTTGGAATCATTCGCATAATGAAATAGAATGTGGAGATACCCCATTAAGCAGTGAATGTAAAGAAAAAACCCAGTTTTTACTGGGTTTTTTTATATGTGGATAATTCTTCTAAACTAAAATGATAAATACATATAACATTTAGTGGAGAAGAACGATGTCTATAAATGAACCGCAATTAGCAGCACTTGAGATACAGAGTTTAGAAACTCATGTAGCAGTTAATCATGAACGATTTAAGAAATTAGATGATTCAATCAGGCGGTTAGAAACATTAGTAGAACGTCAAACATTAGATACAAAGGAACAATTTACAGAGTTAAAAAAGATAGTTGTTTGGGCAAGTTCAACATTATTTGGTACATTGCTAATTGCACTATTGACTTCTGTGTTTAAGGTGATATAATGCTTATAGAAGAAATTGTAACAACTGATGAAGAGTTTTATGAAGCAAAACTTGTTTATGCCCGTAGTGGTAAAAAAGTAGTACGTAAATATCGTTGTTCATCTGGTAGATTAAAAGGTAAGACAGTTGCTAATCCTACTGCATGCTTTAAGCCAGTGAATGTTAAGAAACGATTTACATTGGCAAAAACTAAAGCAAAAATGGGTTCTCGTATGGCACGAAAATCAAAAATGACTAAGAGAATGAATCCAGCAAGTAAACGCTTAAAAATGCTGAATAGGTAGAGAAATAATGGGATTAAAAGATAGTATAGAAAACGCAATGGTCACTGAAACTTATAATACAAGATTGACTGGTATCGCAGATTTAGTTGGATCGAGCGATGATGATGTCCGTAAACGAATGAAAACTCTTGATTTCGGTAAGTATGTTGAATTAATGAGGGCATTACGTGATAGAAATGAAGATGCCGCTAAAGAGGTTCTGGGTCTTAATATTGATGAAGCATATTCAACAGGATCACAAGGCACTCGTACTTCATTAACACCAGGCGAAATGAAGGGTGTGCAGCAGGCACAAGCACAACAACAACAAGGTGCTGATGCAGATGCTGATCCTTCTACAATGTCAAAGAAAGCACAAGCAATGCAACGATTGGGTAAGCAAGCTTTGGGCGGCATTAGCGGCCAACAAGCAGCGAAAGCACTAGATAGAGCCGAGCAAGGCAAAGCATTGACACCTGTACAGCGTTTTGCAATGTCACAACAAGCTAAGTCTGTTAGTGCACTTGCCAATGATCCAAAAACAGCACAACAGTTTAGAAGTCTATTAAATAAACTCAATAAATAAAAGGAGTTTAAAATGAAATTACAAGAAGTTTTAGGTGGCATTTATGTTATGATCACCGAAGAAGAAAGTGATTTATTAAACCAGTTTTTTTCGGAAAATGAATATGTTAATGAATCTCAATTAAGTGACCGCTCAGTAATTATTGCTGATAAATTAGTACATAAGGGCGTGTTAGTACCAACACTACGTGGATATAGAGTCAACTAACGGAGGACAAAATGACAGCACCTAGTAAACAAGATGTGAATGCAATGTCTAATTTAATGAAGGCACTTAACGGTGACAAAACTGCATTAAAAGAACAAGTCGCCTATGAAAAACAAGTAATGGCAGATTCTGGGCATATAGATGTATCACACGGTGTCAAAACTGAAGATATCAAAGCAATGGAAAACATTATGAGTGCATTTAATAATGCAAGTGCAAATGTTAGTAAAAAGGTTGCAACAACAATGAATGAGTCTACGAAGATACCAAAAGGTGTAAAAGTAGGAATGTTTAGTGTTGAAAAAACAGATGAAGGGTTTTATGATATTAGAGACAATCGCTCAAATGATACATTGTTTGAGAACATTTGTTTATATGAGACTGCATATGTTATTACGAAACATATGAATTCTGGTAAAAAAATAAACTCACCAGAGTTAACAAAAATAATGGCAAGTAACGCAATATTTGAAAAATTTTATTTTGATGCTATTCAGTTCAAAGATTCATATGCCAAAGCAAAAAAGCGTAAAGATATTAGTAAAATGAATATTTCTGAAGCAAGATTCACTAGAGCAAAATCAGAAGCAGGAAGTGCCAAACGTAGTATAAAATCTATATATGAGTCGATTAAGTAAATTAGAAAATGAAACTAAAAAGATAAATACATAATATAACTTTATGTATTGGGGCAAATACCATGAGAAAAACAATTTTTTACAACTCTAACCCAGTTGCTATCTCTTCAAAAATGAATGAGTATATGAAAAGTAACTTTGGTTATGAAGTAGATGGTGATCTTGAATCACTAAGAGAAGCGAAAGCACAATTAGAAGCACAAAAGCGTGAAATGACAGCAGACCATCAGGATCGTGCATATGTCGAAAACATGCTTATGATTGAAACAATCAAATCACTGCTAAAAGCACACGTTGCTGAAGGTGAATTGCCAGCAGGTTTGAAAGCATATCAAGATGCAAAGAAAAAAGGCAAAGCGCCGGCTAAGAAGAAAGCCAAAGGCGACGGTAAGATGCCAATGGATGACAATGGCACACCAGACGATAAGTCAGATGATAAACCGGCATTCTTAAAGAATGAATCAGTGGCAACTGAGGGTAAATACAAATCAGATGCACAGCGTAAAGCAGTACATGCGTCAAAAGCAGAAAAAACAAACGAAGGTGATGTGCCATCATATGAAAATAATGTTAAAAAATATGAAAATTCATATGAAGAGCCAAAGGAATATACAATGAAAAGAGAAAAATTAGAAGAAGGCCTACTAGCACAACTTAATACGTTGCTTGAAAGCGATGCAGCAGAAGCAGAAGTTTTGATGGCAGCACGTGGTATGGTGGATGAACTACAGGATATGATTGAAAAATTAGGTAAACTGCAAAACGATCAACTTGGTCCACTTACAGACGAAATGGCATATTCGCACGGCACAGACAATGCAGCAGCATTTAAAGACGCAGTAAATGATGCAGTAGCAGGATTACTAGGACAAGCACGTTCAACAAAAGATGCTGTAAATGATGCAGTTTTGGTTTTAAATGGTGAAAAACCATCAGATGATATGTCTGCTGGTGATGTAATCGGCGGTGATATGCAAGATGATTTCGAAAATGATGTCGAAGTAGATTTTGCAGGCGGCGATGAAGCAGCATCTGGACCTGATGATGAACCTCTAGGCAGAGCAAAGAGATAATAATATGAAAATTTCAACACTTTTAAGCGAAAATGAAAATTATAAGTCACAACTTATTAATGATATAAATGTATATCTTGTTCGCTTAAAAGCGAATGATATTAATACCATTGGAACTGATATAATGGTACGTGAATTAAATGATTTAGGTCATTCAATGACCGCTGAAAGTTTAATTGATATATTATCAAATAGTAAATATGTTAATAATGCAAGTTTAAATAGTATTGATCTAGAGTTTGCCCCCACATCAAATAACGATGATGATTCTAGAGATACTGTTAAAAAACTCGCTACTAAAGCAACATCAAGGAGAATAAAATAATGCCACTTATTATTAAAGGCGGTAAAGAACCGAAAGTAGTTTCTAAGAAAGAAATGAAAGATTTACTTAAATCTATTGAGAATGATTCAACTGAAGAAGTACTGAAAAAGTTATCTCCGGAAGTTGCAGAAAGACGCAGAGAGACACTTATAAATAAAGCAGCAAGAGAAAATGCAGCATTAATTGCAGAGGCGCAGGCAGAAGCGGAAAAACTTAAAAAAGAAAAAGAACAAATTCAAATTGCAGTTGAAGAAAAAGTAAAAGATGCGGTAGTAGAAACTGTTGCACCAATTACAGTCGATACAAATTCAGCAAGTCTAATAGTAGAAACTAAAAATAGTAAAAAAGTAAAAACTACTCCTGATTTTATGTCTATGACTAAAAAAGAAATAGACATATGGGCAGATGAAAATCTAGGCGTTCAACTGGATCGTAGACATACAAAGTCAACAATGATTGAGGAATTGAAGAAACATTTGTAATTAATTTAAAAAATTATAACATATTGAAACGTAAGAGAATTAATTCTCTTACGTTTTTTCTTGGAATTTGATAAGAATTTCTATATAACGGTATTATAGTAAATAAAGACTTGCAATTTGCATGAAAGTGTAGTATAATAAAACTATGTTAAAAGAAACTTATACCTATGCTCCCCTATCACGTGTGAATCTAGACGGGTCTCGTCATTATCAAACGCCTGAGGGTAAGCCCTTACCAAGTGTCACGACAGTTTTGAGTGCACTTGCTGATAAAACTGCGTTACATGAATGGCGAAAACGTGTCGGAAATGAAGAGGCAAATCGTATTATGAACCTTGCTACTGGCATTGGTACGCAAGTACACTTACACTTAGAAAAGTTTATACTTGAAGAAGATAGACCAAGTGGATCAAACCTCATACATCAGATGGCTAAAGAACTATCAGATATTGTTATCAAAGATGGTCTTAGTAAGATCAGTGAAGTATGGGGAACTGAAGTTCCATTATACTACCCAGGATTGTATGCTGGTACTGCAGATTGTATTGGCGTATACAAAGGACAACAAGCAATTATCGATTTCAAAACAACACGCAAGCCTAAAAAACGTGCATGGATTGATGATTACTTCTTGCAAGGTGCAGCATATGCAGCAGCACATAATGAATTGTATGGCACTGATATACGCACTATTGTTATTATGATGATTGGGTGGGATGCTGAAGCAGATAATCTAGGAAATTATCAAGAATTTGTTGTAGAAGGTGAAGAATTTGACAAGTATTCATTGTTATGGGCTACTAAGGTTCAAGACTATTTTGATAAATACATGTAATCTAGGAGTTACACGAAATGGCAATAACAAACGTAAAAATTCTACTAAGACGCGGCCTCCGTGAGGAAATAGGCGTTGATACATTAGAAACAGGTGAAATGGGTTTCACTATAGATACTAACCAATTGTTCGTTGGTGTAGATGATGCAATTGATGAAGTTCAATTTGATACATTTGCAAATGCTCATGCAGTTATACAAACTTGGTTGGATAGCAATGATAATCCCGAACCTGGTTTAAAAATCGATGAAGATTTAGTAATAAGAAATATTCAAGACGTTAATGCGTTAATTGAAGCAATGCATTTTTACTTACAAAATGTAGAATGGGAAGGCAATGTAAATCTATCTCCTGGCGAAACAATTTATTTAAAGAGATTTTTATATGATGACCATCGAATTCCATCATCTGAAATTGATCCTGGAAAAACATATATTATAAAAAAGATTGGGAATACTGAATACAGAACTATGGGCGCACCATCAAATGATATAAATTTACAGTTTACATCACTTGCACTTGGCCCATTAAATGGAGATGGCGAAGTATTAGAAGTCATTGGGGTTGAAGATTATACGCAAGGCACTGTAACATCAGTAGTATATGATTCTGTAAGGGATGTAACTATAACTTCCTTGTATATGAAACATAATGATGCGATGCCGTCCCAAGACATTGCTCCCAATGATAAATCAACTTATATGAATAAATCAAATTTTGGATTATTCAAGTGGGATAATTCTGAATGGGTTCCTGAAGTTATAGATTACATTCTTGATTATCATCCACTTAACGTAAATATAGATTATACAACAACACCAGTTCAACCATTAGACAGTTTTGGTGGAAATGGTGATGTAGCAGTGATCACTGGGCCTGACAGAGTTACCTATTGGTATAGAAATAATGTAGGCGAATGGCAGCAGTTGGGTACGGGTAATCAAGATTTTCAATTTCATACAACTGATATTGATACACAGGATCTTGATGTAACTCCACTTTCAACTCCAACTCTTAGAAGTGATGGGACGCCACTTATAAATAATGACTACTACATAGATTATAGTCGAGATATACAGAATGGATTGTCGCTTGTTTTATCAGAGTTTGATTTTCTATCTCCTAGAGTTGCAACGGTGCCTCTTGGTTCTGATTTATCTTCAATGTCACTAGAAGAAATTAATAACTACTATAGATATGATGATACTACATTACCAGTATATACATCCGATGCATTAGCATCATTGAACTTATTAGAGTTTCAATTAATGTGGGCATTACCAGACTTAGTATCAAACAGTGCTACTATTTTTATTAATGAACGTGATAAAGCAGGAGCAAATGATTACACACTATATAACTATAGTAATAAGCATAGAGAATATTATTATACTAAAACATTAATTGGTAGTCCATCAGATGTAGATTTTGCTGACACAATAGATGTTGGCTATATAGATGTACCAGAATTTGAGGCACCATTTTATGCAAGATCCCGCAGAAATGTAGAAGTTTTAACAGAGAACTCATATAATCAAATATTTGCAGACCAGCATCTTTCATCACATTCCCACCATAGCGGCAAACGTTCTAGTTTGTTTAAGAAAACATTTGAAATTACAGCAGATACATTCTTAAAATATCATGTTGATACATGCAGTACATACTTTATTGATTACTCATTAAAGCAAGAAAGTACAGTAGAGGGTAATTTATTCCTTCGTACAGGAACTATGAAAGTAATTAATGGTTATCCACATGGTGTGAATCAAGTTAAATTAACAGACGAAAGTACTGAATTGTGGCAGGATTTTAATACAGATAATATCGCAGAGATGTATCCTAACCCATTGTATCCTGAACCGCCAGCGGTACCTGCGCCACCAGTGGCACCGGAAGTAGAATTTTCTAATATTTCATTCGATGTTAAAGTTGAAAATGACGAATTAATAATACACTTTATACAGGATGCAACCTATACAACTGAAATTAGTTATACAATAAAAAGATGGTCAATGTAAATGAGTGACAAATCGACACTTCTTTATGAGTGGCGCCAGAAAAGACTAGAACTTAAAAACAATTTCACAGAAACTAACCTACAAGAAGTTGTAGATTGGTGGAAAAGTTTAAAATACCATAGTCAAGGATTTAACTATGATAATCCTACTACTTGGCCTGATGTATGGGAATATATCAGTGAAGGATTTTATACTAACAGTGGAAACGGTCTATGTTGTTTCCATACTGTATGCCATGCGTGTCCAGATAAAGATCCTGAACTTTTATTAATACACGATTTACTATACGGTGATATATACCTTATATGTGTTGTGGATGGATGGATATTAAACAGGAGTAGTGGAATACTTGAGCGTGTAGAGGATACACCTACTGACTTCGATGTTTTGAAACGTTTCTCCAAAGAATTTATCTTAGATACGTTGAAATTCAGAGATATATAATAGTATAAGTTAATTAAAAGAATAAATATAACATAATAGAATGAGGATAAAATGTTAGTACAAGCGAAACACAAAGTAAACGATATTGTTACCATTGCTCTTATGAGTGGGCAAGAGGCATTAGGAAAATTGATAAGTGAAAATACTGAAACAATTGTTCTTGCCCGCCCGCTGACTATCGCAATTGGGCCACAAGGTGCTGCATTTCAGCCTTTCACTATCACAGGTGATGCAGAAGGTGAAGTGGCATTTAGTGCAGACAAAGTAGTAGCAGTGTTAAAAACAAATAAAGAAACAACAGATGCATATCGAGCCGCTACAAGCGGATTAGTTGTACCAGATACACCAGGATTAATTACATAATGCCACAGGCTGCCAGAACAACAGATATGTTAACGCCCCATGCGCCTTGTGCTCCTGGGAAGTGTGGTATGGGCAGTGAGAATGTTATTATTGAAGGTAAACTTGCATATAGGCTAGGGGATAAAACTTTTCCTCACGATATACCCATGGGATCACCACCGTCTTGTGTTCCACATGTAACTCCATTAGTGCAAGGTTCTCCTAACGTTTATGTCAACGGTAGGCCACTTGGTAGAGTTAATGATTCACATTCATGTGGAATTAAAGTAGCATCTGGTGCAGCCAAAACATATATTAATGGGTGAATAAGATGTCAATGAGCGAAGCAGAATTTGAAAGACTATATCAAGAATTTATAAGAAAAGGTGGCGGTAGTCTAACAGGATCAAATACTCCTACTGCAGACAATATTATATTTGCGTCTTTGGGCGAAACTGTCAATACACCTGTAGAATACTATGACGAAACAAGTAAAATTGAATTATCACCCTCTCGGTTAGCAGAGTTAAATGCTGCGGAAGAACAATATAATAGAAAAGAAGCATTATCTATTATATCAAGTGAACTAGCAGATAATAATTTTACAAATCCATATACCTCGGTTTCCAACGATGGTATTTCAAACTATACAGAATACAATTCAAGTCCAGGGGTTTCATCACTAAGTGGCGCAGATAATTCTTTTAATTTGTTGGCTGATACTAGCAATGGTGGTAGCGTTCTTCTTAAAAGTACAATTATTGCAGGAGTATTGACTGAAACTGGATTAGATTTTGATAAAATATTACTTGGTGCGACCTTAGGAACTGCTGCAATTGGTATGTTTAATAATTTAAATTTACATACAGGACAACAGATCCAAGACTTGCCACAGACATTGCAAGATGCTGACACCTTATCAAGCCTTAATAAATCTTTTGGAGAACAGGATAATAGTTGTAGCCTATTCAACGAATTAATGGGTGTAATGTCAGGTAGTTTTGATAGTGCGTTTGGACTATTGGATAGTGCAAAATCGTCACTCTTAAATATACTCAATCAAACTGGTGTTATGGATTTCTTTAATGGAATCTCGGGCGATATTTCAAATATAATTTCAGGATTAGTTGGCCCAATATCTGATAATATTAATTCATTAATAAGCAATATATCTAGCGTAGTTAATGGAGCATTGGATTCTGTGATGGGGTTATTACCAAACATTAAAGGTATGCTAGGTGATTTAGGGAACATGGCAGCAAGTGCGATGAATGCTGTATCAAGTGTGGCAAACCAAATATTTGGAGAAATAGCAAACATTGCAAATATGGCATCTCAGATAGCAGACAAACTAGCAGCAATGACAATGGCAGGTGCTATGTTGGATCCATGTAAATTAGCAGTATTAATGAATACAGGATCACCTGCATTAAAAAATGCTGCTGGATTATTAAATGCTCCGTTACCAACAGGTAATGCTGGATTTAATATCCCTACTTCTGTAGATCCTCGTGCGTTTGCAGGTGATGTTGATTCAATCCTTGGTAGTGCAATAGATAATGCATCTTCACTACCAGGAGTTCCTCAATCACCATTCAGTTTGGCAGCAAGTATCTATCAACCAATAGACGCATACTTATTTGATTTATATACTGGCAATAATGGTTTAAGTTCAGAATTTGAAACTATAACATCATCTGATGGATCAGAACGTATCGTTAGAAAACCAGTAACTGGTAGTAATTCAACATCAGCAACATCATCTAATATTTCATCTGTGTCTAGAGGAGAAACATCTCAATTGCCTATTCCTGATTTGGATTCGCCACCTAGTATCAAAGATGTGGTCGGCATTTCACAAGGTGGCGGCCAGCCTAATTTTACTGCACCGGACCTAAGGGGCGATATATCAAATCCACAAATTTCATCTGCAGCATCTGATGCATCTATTATAGACACTGCGGGGAATCACACAACTACTGACAACAAAGGAAATAAGTTACCATTAATGTCAGTTCTTTCTCAATCATTTAAATCACTGTGGCGCCCAACTATAGGAAAAAGCGTAACAACACAACAAACGTTAATTCGAAATGCAATAAGTGATATTAGACAATATACTGAATCTAATTCTGTTATCTTCAAAACTGGACAAAAAAAACAAGCAATGATAATAATTGAAGAACTTTCTGGATATAAGAAGACATTGCGTAATTTGTATAGTGTAAGAAAGGAACTTGCATACGAATCGCCTGGTGCTGATTATAATGCAGTAAAAGAAGAAGAAAAGCGTGTGTTATTTACTAATAGCATACAACCACGTCATACTAGAATTATTAATAATGTTTCTCCTAAAATAGCAAATAGTATCACATCATGGGAATCAATAAAATCTCAGACAGTCTTGGGTCCTAGATAAATATACATGTAAAGAATTATCGGAGTAAGTACAAATGCGTGTTAATGAAGTTATTAAACAAGTGGATGAAGGTGTTAATGACCCTCATATTTTCAAAGCAGTATTCCTTGCAGGCGGACCAGGTAGTGGCAAAAGTTTTGTTGCTAATAAGATGCTCAAAGGAACTGGTCTCAGAACAGTAAATTCAGATGACATTTATGAATATATGATGGATAAAGCAGGAAAAGAATTGACTCCAGATGATATCTATTCTGATGAAGGACAAGAAATTCGTAATCGTGCAAAACAGATTACAAAGAATAAACAACAATTGCATATTGACGGACGTTTGGGTCTTATTATTGATGGTACCGGTAAAGATGTAGCAAAAGTTCAAAAAGCAAGTGAACAATTAAAAGAACTTGGCTATGAAACAATGATGTTGTTTGTTAATACGAGTGAAGATGTTGCACAAGAGCGTAATGAAAATCGTCCTAGAAGTTTACCAAGAGACCAAGTAACTAAGATGTGGCAAGCAGTACAGCAGAATCTTATGAAGTTCCAACAGTTATTCGGTGCAGGAAAATTTCATATTGTTGATAACTCTGGTGGACTAGAAGATCCAGAACGTAAATCAAATTTCTTAGAAGTTGATAGAGAAATTGATAAATTTTTAAATAAGTCTCCATCTATGCCACAGGCCAAGAACTGGATCAAAGATCAAAGAAGTTGACAAATACTTTAGAATCGTGTAAAATATAATCTAACTATAAATTAATGAAGCGGATAGAAATTGAATAATAGCGCATTAGAGCATTGCCTGCAATTTAGAAAAGAAATTGATTTAGACTTTATTAAAAAAACACATGTACATTACTGCACTCCTTGTTATGGCGGGCAGGTAACAGAACCGTTTTTTAGATCATGGACACGTGCACATATGATGTTCACAAAACATGAAATACCATACTCTCTGACTACAAGTGCAAACGAAAGTTTAATATCACGTGCTAGATGCCATATGGTAGCATATTTTATGGCTAATCCAGAAGCAACACATATGATGTTTATTGATGCAGATATAAATTTTGATGCACTTGATATCTTACATATGCTACAACATGATAAAGATAGTATTGTGGGTGCATATCCTAAAAAAGATTTGAACTGGAATAAAATAAAACATAATGTA